TATCGGACATGGCGGTGATCCTCGGCATACCTGCCGAAGTTCTCCGCTCAGATATCGCTGACCGCACCACCGAGGTAAGCCAGCGTTACCTCCGTGGCAAAGCGGCATCGAAAGTGAAACTCCACCACCAGGAGATGATGCTGGCGCAGGTCGGCTCGCCGCTGGCCATCGAGAATGCCCACCGAAACCTGCTGGATATGGAAGATGACGAGTAAGTAGTGACACAAATAAAGCCCATTGATGCCTGCCGCCTCGACCTCTTTACTGCAGAGGCCGAGTTGCGTGAGAAGTACACTGAAGCAATCGTGGTTCGGGTGCTGCGCATTCGTGAGGAATATAACTGGTTCATCGGCAACCCTGATTCCAAGGATCGCCAGTTCATTGAAAGTGCCATGTCACGACACGGCATCAACAAGACTCAGGCGTACAGCGACCTTGCCATCATCAAGGCACTGTTGCCGCATCTTTCACAAGCAAGCCGTGACTTCCATCGCTATCGCTTCAATGAGATGATCCTGGAAACCTACCAGATGGCGAAAAAGCGCAAAGACACGAAGACGATGGAAAAGGCTGCATCTTCCTATGCCAAGTACAACCGCGTTGACTTGGAGGACGAGCAAGCTGTTCCATACGATCTCATTGTGGTGCAGCCTTTCACCGCTACCGATGACCCGACAGTACTCGGTATCAAACCCATCCCGCACATCAATGAGCGTATTCATGCGCTTCTGAAGAAATACCAGGCAGAGAACATTGACATTGAGGATATCGAGTATGAAGATGCGGACATCGAGGAGTCCACACTTTTCCCATCCTCCAACCCGTATAACATCCGTGGCCGAATCACCGAAGAAACAAATATACTTTAACGCGCCACAACGCCTTACCCAGTTGATAGGTGCCCATACCACCGTCATCGTGGCGGGGCGACGAACCGGCAAGACGGATTCGATCGCCTCGCCATTTGTGCTGCGCAACATGCAGCGTATGCCTGGCAGCACTGGCGGTATTGTGGTGCCGACCTACAAGCATGGTCTGACAAATACCATCCCGGGGCTGTTGGCGGCATGGAAACGGTGGGGCTTCATCAACGGTATTCACTATGTCATCGGACGCAAGCCTCCCAAGTCCTTCGGCAGGCCCATCATTGAGCCAGCCGAGTATGAACACGTCATCACTTTTTACAACGGCTCCTGCGCCATCATCATCTCCCAGGACCGTCCCGGCAGCAGTAACTCGTTGACCCTTTCGTGGCTCCTGATCGATGAGGCTAAGTTCATCGATTACGAGCGACTCAAGGACGAGACATTTCCTGCTAACGGTGGCATCAAGTCCTACTTCGGTCATCATTCATTTAACCACTCGGTGATGATCCTCAGTGATATGCCGCAGACCCAGAAAGGATCCTGGTTCCTGCACTATCAGGACAAGATGGACAATGACCTTATCGAGACGATCAAGGGCACTGTCTATGAGATATGGCATCTGAAGCAGCGCATCCTTTCATTGAGGGAACGGGGTATCAAGGTGCCTCGCTACCTCAAAACTTATCTGCGCCGCCTGGACACGAACCTTAACAAGATGAGGTCCGTGGCCGTGTACTATAAGGAGTACTCCTCCATCGAGAACCTCCAGCTGCTCGGTGAGTCTTACATCAAACAGATGAAGCGTGACCTCACACCTAAGACGTTCCAGACCTCGATTCTTTGTCAACGCATAGGCATTGCCAAAGACGGATTCTATTCGTCTATGCGTGAGGGTCACAAGTATAACGCTAGTGACTTCGATTATCTCGACAGCCTTGGTTACGAGTTCAACGAGGCACAACTCGACAGCCGTGCGGATAAGGATCTGAATCCTTTTGCGCCCATCTGCATCGGCATGGACTACAACGCCAATATCAACTGGATAGTGGCGGGCCAGCCTAGCGGGCGCCGTTTGAACGTCATCAAAAGCTTCTACACGAAGTTCGAGCGCAAGATACCTGCTCTGATTGACGACTTCTGCCGCTACTACGTCCATCATGAATGTAAGATCGTGGTCTATTACTACGACAGTACCGCCCTTGGCGGCAACTATGCCGTCAACGAGCAAGACTTTCACTGGGTGGTATGCCATGAGTTTGAACGGCACGGCTGGCAAGTTGAGGACATCAACCTTGGAAACCCAATGCGGCATGATGAGAAGTATCTGCTCATCAACCAGGGCTTTGCCGGTAAACAACGGCTCATGCCGATGTTTAACCGACAAAACAATGATGACCTGATTCTCGCCATCCAGACTGCAGGTGTTGTTCGTGGCCGCAACGGATTCCGCAAGGATAAGGGCGGTGAGAAACTCGCCGAGACCGAGGAAGACCTGCTGCAGCACCGCACAGACGGCACGGACGCTTTCGACACCCTCTACATCGGCTGCGAAAAGTTTCCGTACCGTGATACGTTTGGATATAACTCAAGCGGAGTACTATGAAATGGCATAGTTTTTGCATTCCCTTTTTTAATAGTTTCACAATCACGCCATGAAAAATTCCGAATTTCTTAACAAAAATTAGGGAACCGTCACCTTAATTTGGCACTATCCGTATTTTATTTTGCATGTTTTTGATGGGTTAGCGCCTGCCAACAAGGGCAGGGCTTACGTTAAACCAATCAAAAAAATGTGATCATGAGAAAGATCATTATTCCACAACCCTGGGCAAGCATGATTTGTGCAGGGATTATCGACATCTTCGATCTAGGTGTCGACTTAGGCACGGAATCGTGCCTCGTGTTAATCCAAGCTGCTCCTTGGCAGAAGTACGACAACCGCAAAAGCCTTCCGCTCGAATGGCTCCAGGAATTGAGCGCCGCCCAATTAATGGGCGCAGTCCCGCTCTTTCAGGATATGCCTTTTGATTGCGTAGTAGGTTTTGTCAAGGCCCATCCTCTTTTCATGGAGCCGGACAGTATGTGGGCTTATGGCGGAAAACGGGAAACACTCAATCTGATAACAGGAGCAAGAACGTTTACAAAGCCCGTAAGAACCTCTATCAATGATGAGAATCACCTTCCTGGCCATTGCAAAATGCTAATGCCCTACCCGGTGCGGTTTGAAGACAGTATTCTTGTTCATGTGAATGCTCAGCTCTTTGAAGATGCCAAGGAGGGTTATTCTTTCAACGCTCCAATGGTAAATGCCTTCCATGAAGTCTTGTTTAACTCTGATTCTGGTAAGAGTCTTAAAAAGCTGAACTTGTGTAATAATCACAGATACAAGACTTTTGCTTTTGAACGTGATAACGACTTTTATCTGGCATTGGACGAGGATGGTTATCCGAAACGATATTACTCTATCCTTACCAAGAAGTCAGAAGTTAGGCCTTTCTTCAAGTTCAACCTCCGGAAGCAGCTGTAACTTTTCTGGTCAAATTTTCAATTATTAATCAATAATTTGTAAATTTGCCACGTCGAACCGAATGGTTAGACAAAACATCGTGGAGCAAAAGAACATTATGCACCTGTAATAATCGAAAACTTTGGAGACTTTTTGAATAGTTGACAGGGATGCATAGTGGTTCTCGTCGCATAGGCGTGAACCGCTGCTGCATCGTCAACTCGGTTTCTCCAAAGTACCGCGATTATGGTGTACTCGGTTCATGCCTTTTTATACACTTTAGGAATAATGAGCAACCAAAAGTATGTATCAGTAGAAGAAGCCTTAGAACAATGATTCGTTCAAACATTGTCACTGGAGAACTGTTTAGCAACAGGTTTAGTGAAACACTTAACCGCTACGTCAATGGCTTGCTGACTAATGAAGAAGTTATCCAAGAGTTGCTGAAACTGGCTCAGGAGATGATGGAGGCAGAGCAACAGGGTAATGACCTTGGGTTATCACATGAGGAGAAAGCCTTCTATGATGCCTTGACACGTCCACAGGCTGTAAAGGACTTCTATTCTAATGACCAGTTGGTTGCCCTGACCAAGGATTTAACTGACATGCTCAGAAAGAACCGTACCATTGACTGGAACCGCAGAGAGGCAGAACGAGCCAATATGCGCCGCCTTGTTAAACGATTGCTGAAAAAGTATAAGTACCCACCAGAGGAAGCCGAAGACGCGATGAAAGTAGTTCTGAAGCAATGTGAACAGTGGGCCGAGAACCAAGATGACTTAGTAGCGTAATAACGGCAAGAATAAATGATGAAACCTATCCAATTGAAGAAGAATAAGTGATTGTAGATTCGATGACATATGAGGAAATTTGCCGTGAATTTGACAAGATCCACGACAAATACTTTGAGCTCCTCAAGGATCGACTTAGACCTGAAAGTCGTGGTATAAGCCAGATGCGTCGCTATATGCTGAAGCATAAAGCTGCAACCGACGTTCTTTTCAAGCCAATCACTTTTAAAGTCGATTCTAATACGACCTATTATGCCATCCCAAAGATTCCAGATTACAAGTTCTTCATGAAGAATGGGCCATCGGCTCTCACATTCCTAACGTACAACGATCGCTATGGATTGATGGCAGTAATGAGAGTGGGATACAATGATGATGAGTATCTCTTTGCCACGCCTCATTTCTTTGATCGCTTTATTGAACGTTTCCTTGATGAAAACGTGTCAAAGTCAGAAGCGATGTGCCAGTTCTTCTCAAATAACACAAACTTTGTGATGACTGCATTTCCAATCCCGGACAATCCAAATAATTTGATTGGGATTGCTGATGAAGCCGTTTTGTTCGGAGAAAGAATTGCACCGAACATTACATTTGCGAGAACTTGTATCACACGCGATATGCTCTATTCAAACCAGGTCGAAGCAACAAATATCCTTGACGATGGCATTAAACTGATGATAGAAGACCGAGAGAAACTCAAAGAGTTATTGATGAAGCCATCAACCAGTCGTTTC